AAGGGGCGACTCGTTTTTTTTTGTTTTTTCGAATCTTTTTGAAAGGAAACCAAAAAAAAACACAACAACAACATTCCACGCTGACCGGAAAAAAAAATGGAATCCGAAGAAGAAGACGTTTACGAAGAAGAAGAAGAAGAAGAAGAAGAAGAAGATCAAGCCAGCGCGATAAAAAGGTTGACCCAAGAAATTTTTGCAACTGAAGATTTCAAGAAGCCAAACCTTCTTATCGCTGAAACTATTGAGGAGTATTGGCAAATCGCACACACGAACGACGACCCATCGTTTGCTCTCACCCTAAAGGGGTCTGGCATGACACTGTGGAAGGTAGAAACCCCCCTGACGTGGGTATTGCCTGTCAACAAACTCTCTGAAATTCTGGAACGTAAAGCGTATAAGTCAGACGAAGACGAAGACGCGTTTGCTTACGGCGCTTTCCTTAAGTATCGCGGCTATTCAAATGTTCTGTTAGCACTTTTCTCGTCTGTTAAGGACCACGGCGACGATAAGCCGTATCCGACATTGAATGGGTTTGTCCTTGGTCGGATTGGCAAAGTAACACCTGGTACCGCGATTGATAATTACACTATTGGTGAAAAGGGCATGAACGAGAATTTAATTTCACAGATTTTATTGATCCGGACTTACCCTGCAGTCCCCGAGGAACAGTTCCACATGTTCAATCAGAAGCCTTATTTTGGTGCAACTCTACTTTCAATCATGGAAGATATTATGCGGCGTGCTGGACGCAGGCACATTCTCATCGAATCTTTAAAGGGGGTCAGACGTTTTTACGAAAAATTTCATTACATCGTGGGAGACGACAAAGAAACCAAAGAGGGGACCATCCCTTACCGCAAGGACGTTTCCCGAAGAGAGCTCCGCAACCCACCACCAGCATGGAGTGAAATTTTGGAACAGCGTTCGCATCATATTCCACAGGCCCTACAACTCACACAGGGGAACATAGCAGCAGCAGCACAGCTCGTGTTTTTCTATCTAAAGAGAAAGGTGTCGTAAAACTTGGTCTACGCGCGGGATGCCATACTCCCACGGGTAAACCATGTAGGTCTGGTCTGGTCGTCTGCAGGTAAACTTTTCATCACACATCATGATGTAGAAATGCCCATGTCCGCGAACGTAAAAGGAGCAATAAAATCTTCCCGCTAGCCTTCTTACCAACTTTGGCCTGTAGCACATGACGTGCGCCAGAAACTCATCCAACACGTCACTGTCTTCCATCGTAACTTTTTTGTTTGTTTTTTACTTTTTGACGGTTTTTGACTTTTTTTGTTTTTTCACACGAGGGGATACATCTTGGCCAAAAGCTGAGCGGCGGCTTCCGTATTTCCACGAGTATGGGAAAGCAGGCGGCGGACTTGGGTGCTTGCGGCGGTTTCCCGGAGAGACTGAAACATTCCTGTTATCAAATTTCTATCGTCATCACCAAAGTCCGAAATATCGAGTGCTACCCTTTGTTCCGCCAATTGGCGGGCACGTTCATCTTCTCTCCAATCTTTGTTTGGTAACATATACCTCCACATGCTCAATTGGGCGTCAGGTGAGATGGCGTCGTCGTCATTAACGAACAAGAGTTGCAAAGCCTCAATATACATGGGAATGCCTAGTAAAAAGCCGGCGCGTGATATAATGGCCGTAGAGTAATTAAAAAGATTGAATTTTTCGCCTGGTACCAAAAAACCCAGCACTGCTACAATCGCCTGCTGGGACAATCCAAGAAGAAAAAAAGACTTAAAAAGCGAATACGACAACGACTCATAACCGGCAATTCCAATCATCTGTTGGACAAGAACCGCCGTATACGTGAGCCTGGCCGTTGCACTGACAATATACGTAAAAGCCAACGCCCTGTTTCTCATCGCGTTTTTTGGAAGAGAAAAAATAATCACCAGAGGCAATTCAAAAAACAAAAAGGGAACTTGTGCAACAACCAGGTTCTTAAGTAAGTGCGGAATCACATACTGCATCGTTTTGTTATCACCCTGCTCTGTGTCGATTGTTAAGGCGTCCATTTTTGCCATCAAGTTAACAGTGTCTTCCATGAAATATTTTGTCCATCCAAGGCCATCCCGAACCATTTGGGTAACAACCCCGCGCTCGAACCCCAAAAGGTCGACAAACAACTTTGTGCGTTCTTGGAAGAGTTCCTCCCTTTTAAGTGTGAATCGACACTGTAAGTTGTTAACACGGAACAATCCACGTTTTTCCCCTCTCATTTTCAATCGTTCTTTTTCCAACCCCAGAATTTTGCGCTCTGTATCCTCAGAAAGATCACACTCGAACCACAGCGGAGATCCTTCTGCGTCGAAAATTTCCATGTACGACCCAGCATTATCCGGTTTTTTTTGAACTTCAATCGGAAAATTGATTTTCTCAAAAGTCATATTAACATGTTTCGCCGCCTGTTCCGCAAATACCTTCGCGTAAACCCCGACCTTTGGATCTGTGTTGGTGCCCGGGGGGGGGCTATCATCTAGGTCTTTGTATTTGTCAAGCTCTGCATCTACGTTTTGGCCGGCCTTCCTCAATAAGCCCCGTAGATTATTGTCCACATTTCTTTGATCGAATAGAAGCTGATTGGGATTGATCTTAGCATACGCCTTATAAGCCTGATCGACCTGCTGTTTGAAGGCTTCTTGTTTGATCTCGGCTCCTTGGAAAATAGTTGTATCCGCTTTAAATGCTTTTCTAGGGTCTCCTCCCGAATGATAGAGTGCATACAAAACACCAACTAATCCCAACCCGAACAAAATCCAAATGACAGTTTTCCCAAGTGCCGAAAAGCTGATGTAATTCCCAGACCTTTCAGTTTTTTGTGGATCAACAAGAGTTGAGGTCTTTTTCTCTTTTTTCCCGCCTTTTGACGACTTGGGGCTCGCGCCGCGTCTCGGAGAAGCGAAAATCTCTCGGAGTTCTCCTGATGCCACCTCTTCGATAAACGATCGCGCCGACCCGATGGGGACCTTCTTGATATCCGCGTAAACCTTGAACCCAAACTTCACCGTGCGATAGAGGATTTTGTTCAAGTTGGCCCACTCTGAAGTGTTCTTCCCAATCAGTTTTTCAAGTGTCCTATACGTTTCCATACCAGTTTTTTGTGACCTTGCCATCTGTTCTGGGGTAACCTGGTCAAAATTCAAAGCGGCAACCCCCTTTTCAAAATCGGGGCCGAGAACCTTTGGGTTGAACGGAAACCTTGACATGATGTCGTTGTTAGTTGGGCGTTTTTTTTTTCCAATCGCTTTTTTTTTGTTTTGAAACTGACGTTGGCAAATAAAGGAAAAAAACTATGTAAATTAAAAATTAAAAATTGTGATATTCTGCCCGTTTTTTCAGTGAAGTTTCAAAAACAGAAGAAGACGACCACACCATCCCGTTGTCGTCAACGCTGAATTTCCCCAGAACGGACATAAGGCGCCGCTCTCGAACTAGGATCCTGTCTCCGGTTTTGTCAAGTCTAGTGCGCCGTGGGTTCAAAAAATCCGATCGCATGAGTTGCAGTGCCGTGAGTTCTGCAAACAGGGTAACGACGACTGCGTCTTCAGATTCGATGAACCCATTCGCGTCTCTTAGGCCGGCAAACGCACACCCAAGTAATTTTACCCGACTAAAAGCACCCTCGACGGCGGAATAAAATCTGTGGTCCAGCTGGCCTTCTCCCAACACCTCGGGCCTCTGCATCCAATCTGAAGCCAGAAACATGCGTCTTTTGCTTTCTTCTACGAAATCTCCTTCGAGTGTCTTCTTTAGCGTCTTATGGAGAGCCTTGATCCGAAGAGTTTCCGGCGATGGGTCGACTGTTTCCAGCGTTACCACGTCACTCGAAAAAAACTTTGGCCTTCGCTGTGGATCTTTCTCCCCAATAACGTTATCAAAATAAGCGTCCAGGTCCTTCTGTTTGCTCCGATTGAACGGGTTTTTAGCGAACGCCGACATGTTGACCTGTTGTTGTTGGTCGCCCACGTCTTTTTTGAGGGATGCCTGATAGGCATCCCACAAATTGCTAACGACAAACGCCAGATTGTCCCTCTCGCTCGAAATCTGCGGATCTGTGTATGCATCAATTGGAAAGTCCTTTAGTTGCCCGTACGACCCTTTCTGGTCAAATGCTGACGTGATGAGGTCTCTCAGTGGCATGTTTGCAAAACCGGCCACCTGGCTTGCAAACTTGTAGGATTTAGAACTGTGCAATATGACCAACGCTTGTTCCTTGGCGCGGACCCAATTCCATATGAGAGCTTTTTCACTATCCGCTAAGCGGGGATAAAATGGGGGTTCTTGGACCGAAATTTTTTGGAGCGTCTGTTCCTCGGAAAGTCCTGTGAATGGGTTTGTTGTTGTGACCGCATCAATAATTTTTCGTTCAGCCCTGAGGCGATCATCGATCGCCTTTACTTCGACAATATTTTCAATGCGACCACTTTCCACCCTTTTAAATGCCGATAACCTCTCTTGAAATTCATTTGGTTTTTCACTCGCAAGTCTGCGATTTTCGCTGTAAAACAAACTGGTAATCCCTCCAAGTCGTTTTAGTTTACCTGACAAAAAAGCGTTCAGCGCCGAGGAATTGTCATTTAAAGCCTTTCCGAGTTCGTCTTTTTTGACTTTAGCACCCAAAAAAGCAGACAAAACATCGAAAGCCCTTTTTGCAGTCACCCAGTCCGAAGCACCAATCAGTCTTGAAGTTTTCTCGGTGCCTATCAAAAGTTTCGTGTCAATAAGGTCAATGAGGTTTTTTGTGTCCGTAACGTCAACTGAATATCCTGGTCTAATAGTCTCGGGCTTGTGAAAATTTACACGAAGTCCTTGAATTCCGGTCCGAAAAGGCACGGAATCATTCATTTCAACCTCGCCAATCGCACTGTCGTTGTCGTTGTCGTTAGAAATAAAGTCGCCTGTCCTGAACGTCTGTTGGCGACCAGGTCGCCTCGCCGCCATTTTCTCTTTTTTTTGTAATCTCCTGAGAACTGGAGAAAAAAAAAATTCAAACACACAGCAACTTAAGGTTTGATCTGTTTCTTTTTTTTTTAAAAAAAAAGAAATGGATTACCACCAGGGATTGTTTAGTGGGGCAGTAAGTTTCAAGGAGCAATATGCGACGGTGAAACCGGCGTCCATCGCGGCGCTGCGCGGGATCCATTTTGGGAAACAATGGCCGTCAAATTGTCGCAAAATGATGCTTGAGATGCTCTCTAAAGAAGACCTCCGGTTCACCCTGGGGGGCAAAGAGGTCCAAGCGGCGGACGTCACACCTGTGTTCCGAGACCTGATCGAGAAGTTCTTCAAACCTTTTCTGAGGGACGCCTATGATGAGGCGATGATTCTGGGGCTCGTCGTCGTCAAGATCATTAAGGGGCCAGGCAACAACCAGGTGCCCCATGTTATCCCTAGTTCGGTCTTTGGCAAGTTTTACGAGTTGCGCATCTACCCCAATGTGGTGACGGGCGCTCCCATCTACAAGGTCTTCAAACTCGTCTCGCAGAAAACGGGGCAGCGACTCAGCGAGCCCAAGGAGGACAGGTCGCTCTTCATCTTTGATAATATGCTCAAGCCGCCCGGAATCAACGGGGAAATTTACAGCCCCGTTGCTACCCTAGCATCGGTGCAGTCGAATTTCGACATCATGATGCATTGTGCTGCGCTGGCCGATTTCAACCTCAGTGACCCCATGGTGGTCCTGGAGACCGACGCGACGGCCACGGGGCTCTCGGCAGCCGAGTCGGGCACCGCTATGTATGCACCCGATGACCCGATTGCAGATCTGCAGGGCGTGTTCTCACAAGACAGTGCGAACCGGGTCCACGTGTTCAAACACATCAACGTCCAAGTTGAAAACCCTCAAACGTGGTTCCCCGACAATGACGGTGGTCGCAACTCTCTGAAGAAGCAACTCTCGAACAACACCGTGGCCTTGCCCACGGGCTACCACGTGGCTGGCAATGTGACCCGGCCCGAGCGCAGGAATGACCTTGAGAGAATGATCAACGAGTACCAAAACGCCGTTGCGGTCACCTACGGCGTGCCCCGCGGCTTCATGGTCCAAGACGTCTCCTTCAAGACTGCAGGGGCATCGGAGCTGATCAACGAGAGTCTGCGACACACCCTGACGCGCTGGTCCCAACTGTGCTCCAAGTGGCTGACGTCGGTGCTCCTACACATCCATTTCCCGGACCAATGCAACTACATCTTTGGTGTGCTCCAGAGCAACAACCCAGACGGCTTGAGCCCCGAGGAACTCCTAAGTAAGGCCGAAGTGCTCTCAGACATGAAAGCGGTTGTCCCAGTGCCCCCCGCAATTGGCACTGAAGAACTGGCCTCGATGTATGCCGCAAGGCTGATATCCTGGGACGAATATTATGTCCTAGCACGTTCCATGAAGGGCATTCCCACCACCACGATACCCCCAGAACCCCCGAGGCCCGAAGAGGTCGAACTTAAGAATCAATTGAAGCTCCAGGCTGCCAGTGCTAAAGCTTCTGCGGGCGCAAGTGCGCCCGCGTCCGCGTCCGCAAAGAAGAAAAATACTCCGAAGCGAAAGGCTGATGATACAGGGGACAAGAACAAATCTGAAAAGAAAAAAGCCAGAACATAAAAAAAAAATCTTCTTTTTTTTTATTGTCGACCTTTGAGGTATTCGGCGGCTGCGGCAACGTCCCCCCTGAAAAGCCGAAGTGCGCTGACGATGTCGTCCTTTCCAATGGTCTCTTTAAACCGCAGCAAACGGTCATTACTGTCAATTAGAGAGATCGTTATGCCACCGGCCCATTCATCTGAGAGCTCGCGGGCTCTTATGCCCGCTTCCTTTGCGCGGCGATAATTCGTGTGCCATTCAACATCTGGGTCAATGTTGAATACGTATCGTCCGTATTGTCCGTCGGTGTACTCGTTTCGAACCCCTAGACTGTCAAGGACGGCCTCGATATCAAAAGGTTTGTACATACGTCCGATTTTTTCCTTCTGTTGGCCCTGGACATCCCTAAGGTAAATTGAAAATTCCCACTCGTTCTCTTGTTCAGTCTTACCGTCCATTTTTTCCGTCCACCTTGCCCTTTTTTTTTTGAAAAAAAAAAAACAACGACCGAAAAGACAAAGAATAAAAAGAACTATTTTTATTTTTATTATATCGACGCAGCGCCTTAACGCCTTTTTGAGACCCAATCCGCCGCCTTTTGAACATTGCCCCTGTGAAGGACGAGGGCCTCCTTGATCATCCTGGCGGAAGCCGTTTTGTTCGCAGACTTGATCATGGGACTAGGAAAAGCAAGCAGTATTTGTTTTTCGTATGGGACGGGCAGAAAATTTTCGGCCTCACCCTCAATGTTGTATCCTTTAACATAAAGATTAGGCCGCCAGACAATGTCCGAGATACCTACGGGGTAATAACCAAACACTTCGTCAAAGGCTTCGTCAACACTCCAGCGTTCCCTGACGAAATCGTCTTCCTCTTCGCTCTTAAAATAAAATGCGAAACGCGTGTCGTTTGGGAACAGTTTCGTCATTATGATCTTTTCGATGAGCGCTCTTCCCAAGTTGAAGTCGTCCTTTTCATGCTCCCAAGGATCATCCTCATCCGGCCCAACAACAAACTCATCCAGTTTCAATCTCAAAGACTTTCCGTCGGCGTCGACGACGGTAAACTCCATTTTTTTTTTCAAACGACACGAACTAGGAAGGAGGAAAAAAAGGAGTGTGTTCTCTTTTTATTATATTTTTTTGGAAAAAAACCAATCCGCCGCCTTTTGAACATTGCCCTTGTGAAGGACGAAGGCGGCTTGGATGTCAGAATCGATCGTCGAGGTCTGCGATTGAAATGTTTGATGTCTTCCGCCCTTACCGATTCCTCGAACAACCACAAACGATTTGGACGGATCATCGTCGTCGTCGTTGTCGCTATCGTAATTTAGTGGTGGTCGTTCGACATAGTAAGCAATAAGCCGTGTCCCAGGTGGGAAAAAACCCCTGATTTTGATTTTGGCCTGAACTAGCATCAATGCATCAGGAGTAGGTTCGAGATCCATTCCAAACTTCTCAATCCGCCCATCGGCGGACAAAACAGTCACGTCCAACATTTTTTTTTCCTCTTGGTCTGCTAAAAAAAAAGAGAATGGGGTAAAAAGGGATATCTTCGCTTTTTGTTATATATTTTTTTTTAATAAGAGAGAAAATCAAAAAGGACCACGCGCCAAAACGGCGGCGGCGAGCCGGACGTTGCCCTTGTGCTCGATTAGAGCCGCTTCGGCTCTTGCTCTTTTTTGCGGGGGCTCTCCGGATTTCGCTACTGCTGATCTTGCTTTGAACGCCATCTTCCGAACTGAAACAGAAAGCTGTTCTTTCAGAAACGATTCAGTCAATGGGATTTTCAGATACTCGAAGTACTTATAGGCCAATTCCTTATCCGAATCCCTGTAAACCCCGTCAGCTGTCCTGCCTTTGATGAACATTTTGATTTTCATCCAGTCCACTGGATTTTCTTCTTTCCAGTTGTACCACGTATCATACGGATCGTCCGCTGTTTGTTGCTGTGGCACACTCCTGTGTTGTTGTTGCTGCTGCTGCGGCATGACCGTTGTTCGTGGCGATGGCGCATTCCTGCCTAGCTGCCCCAGCAGCTCTCTCTGTCTTCGATATGCGTTTTCCAGCTGCCGCTTTATGTCCGACGGGCCTTCGCCGTAAAAGTCGTCGAGTTTTTCCTCTAAAGCGGTCCTGTTCTTAAATTTGCTGTAATCATAATTCTCCAGATTTCGTATCGTCTCTTGCACGTTTCGCAGTTCAACTTCAAAATAAGGCCGCCGGGCATTTCGTTCCCCTTCTTCTTGGTCGTCAAAATAATCGGCCATGTGCGTGTTTTTTTTTGTTCATTAAAAATAAAACGACGGATTTGAGAAAGAACAACAAGATTTATATTTTTTTTTCAAAAAAAAAAGAGAAATCACTCCTCTTCTCTAGAGAAGAACTCCTTGGACAACGGGCAGGTGTGCGGCAGTGTGGTCATGGTGCGGAAATGCTCGCCGTCAAAGAACTCGTCTTCGCCGTCCTCCCAGAACAACTTGAACCACATGTAGATGGCCTGGACACTGGACGTGGTTCGGTAGGTGACCTGCCTGTTGGGGTAGCGGATGAAATAGCTGTTGGCGATGAGGACGATCCAGGGCTGGTTGCGGCGCTCCAGGATGAAATGCATATCGGCGGGCACCGTGAAGTCGATGAAGAGGTTGTGGTCGATCCAGTTGAATCCACAGTGTTTGCGGATGAGTGTCGAGATCACGAAAAAATTGATGATGCCACAAGCGAAATCAGTGGCCATGTCTCGGGATGCGTCGGATAGCGCGTCGGTCGACACTGTAGGCCTCTGGGATTCTAGGATGTCGCGAAACTTTCCCGCGAACACACCGTTCTCGTGCCTCGCGTGTGCGTCTTCCTCTCCCGCAAAAATTGCCGCACTCATACAGATCCTCTGGGCTTCGGGTGTTTCCCGGACGGACCTTCTTGAGGAGACTAATCTATCCGAGATCCATCTCGCGAACTCTTCGGGGACGGGGTCACATTCGAGCTTGGGTCCCTGGAGCGGGGTGCGGTAAATCTGCTCAGCCTTAAAGATGCAGGCCAGGATATCGCAAGCTCTCTGCAGAGGTTCAATGTTTTTCATCTCGGGCCAGAGGGTGCTCAGGGTGTTTGCAAGGTGTGCCTCGACTGCATTCACAAACACCCAGAAATCTTCAGTTGGCGCAGCATAGCGCCACCTGTGCGCAATGTGGACAATGAGCCGCTGGATGTCAAAGGGAGTGTTTAGGGGACCAAAGTTGAGACCCGGGGGATAGTTGAGCGGCGGAAGATTCTCGCGTTTCTCCGCGCCGTCGAGGTAGGAGAGCACTGCGAGCGAGCGCATGCACCAGTTGTTGCGCTCTCCTAGATTCTGCTTGTTCCATCCGAGTCCGTAAACCCCAATCGCGTCTCGAAAGTTTGAACCCCCTGTGTACCCAAGCTCCATCGATGGGCGAATGAGACCCATCACAAACATCGGGCTTTCATGGTCCTTCCAGGGAAGTTTTGGAATTTTCGTCTTGTTGTTGTTGTTGTTCATTTTTTTTGAGGATGATGACAAAAAAAAACTTACTTTGTGAATGAAGCCCTTTTTTAGTGGCACTGTCCACAAAAACATCCAGATTTCGTCTTCTTCTTCTCGTCCGAAGAAGTGTTGTCGGCTTGCGGGGAAGGAGAACCTCCCAGGAAAACTTGAATTTTCTCAAGATGGCGAAGATCAAACAGCCCAGTCGAAAAGAAACGCGAAGTGGGCTCGATCACAAGGGGCCTGAAAGCTTCACTTTCCGAACGACTGAGAGCCTTCAAAGAAGCCAGATAATCGACACTGCCCATCTTTTCCATGTTATCCAAGAATTTGAGAGAAAGGAAAAAAAAGATAACATCGGTCACGTCATCGAGGAGAGCATCTCCAAACAAAAAGACCACCATGGAACTTGCGAGAAGAACGCAAACCTGGAGTGCCTCGGTTTGGACCTTAGGGCTGTTGTAAAGGCCCCATGACTTCTCGAGTGCTCGCTTGCCGTCACCGCCGTCAAAGTCAACCACGATGACATTCTTGTAGTTCAACGAGTCAAGTGCCAGAGACATCAAATCGAACAAATGGTCCCGCGCCAAAAGCAAAAACAATGCTCCGGCTTCGACCTTGGACTGGACGACAGGGAGATAGTGCTTGCGAAAGAGCTCAGGCGTCAGATTCTTCTGTCCGTAGACAAGCACCGTGTCCTTGTTCATCTTAGAATATGCATTCAGCAGCTTGACCGGCATTGGGGCAGGCGGGAAGACCGTCAACACAGAAGGGGAGGAAGTGGTCGAGGCCATCGTTTTTTGTTTTTTTTTTTGTTTGTTTCTTGCTTTTTTTTTGCTTTGTGAGGATGAGTTTTTTCGGGTCACTAGGGAGAGGAAAGAAAAAAAAACTTTTTGTTTTCAAATAAAACCAAACCAACAAGTATCGCACCCAAGCGTATTTCTTTTCACGGCGTATGTGCGTATTTGAATGCCTTGGTTCCTGACACGATAGCATACACCATGAGATCCTCGAAGTAATAAAAGGTCCACGAAATGAACTCTCTGGCAACATCGACCCCAAAGGATTTCATCATTCCGAGAGGCCAATACGTCACCCATGAAAGGATTGCGTAGTAATGTGTGGAGTAAATCAGCTTCAGGATGCAGTCCGTGTCCTCGTTACAAAGACGCAGTGGGTCGTCTCCCTTTGCGTTTCTGCCCATCAAATAGAGCTTGAATAGAGCCCAGAAAAAACCAGCGAACACGTAAATCGGGAAACGCAAGAGGAGCCACTTGACATACTCCCGAACAAAAACAAAGTTCTTCCCGTTGCACCACCACTGCAACAACAGGTAAATGACCAGAATGGCACCAACACCATAGGGGTGCTCATCGTGCCCGTAACTCAGGAAGAGGAGGAGGCCAATGAAGGGGAATGAGAGCTTGGGGGACAGTGTTTCCGACGCACGGGTCATTGCCGTCCAAATGGGATCCGAGTCGCTGTTGTCGTTCGACATTGTTGATTTTTTTTTTGAACAAAAACAAAAAACTTAGTTTTTGAGGGCGTGAAAACACCTTTTTTTATTCCTTTTGTGTCTGCTTGAACTCAAGCAGAAACTGCTCGAGTGTTGTAGGAGATTCTTCTTCTTCTTCGTCTTCTTGAAAGTCAAAGTGAATGCGGGCGCATTCATCACTGATTGCAAACAGTTCTTGATAGAGATCAGACAAGACCCTAGGAGGAAAGGTGATCGTGTTGCCAGCGAACCCGATTTTACCGAGATCGGTGTCTTCGGGTGGGCTCACTTCCTCAACCGAAAAGTTCTTCGGCTGCCCTGTAAAAACAATGACAATTCCGTGCTTTTCCCGCAAGTCGGCCCTAATCCGTTCGTAAGCCCAGTCCTCCTGCTCGTCGGCAAAAAGGTCAAACGAATCAAAGTAGTTGTGAGTGTGATCATAGAGGGGAGGGGACCATTCATCCGGAGTGTTTCGAAAATGATCGAACCCATTGGGAAGTTCGTCTTCTTCACAAAAGGGCATAAGAGCAGTCCAAGCCCGGTGAGCAGTGTCCTCGTTTGGACAGAGAACACAAAAGGTAATAGGGAGACACGGAAGTGGCTGAAATTCTCCTTCGACAGAAAGGTCCTTCCAACGCTCCAAGTTGGCAAAATCTTCCCACCGACATCCATCGGTCGGTTCAGTCGGATCAACACCTTCCTCTTCGCACTCTCCACATGTGCAATAGAAGTGTTGTTCAATGTTGCAAAGTTCTAACCAACACGGGAACTGAAACTTCAAAGCGAACAACTTTGGCGAAGACGCGCTCATTTGTTTTCTCTTCTCTTCTTGATTTGTGAAGGGAAGGTCAAAAAGGGGTCCGAGAGGAGGAAAAAAGAAAGAAAGGAAGGAAGGACTTTTTTTTTGTGTCCCACGCGCGAGTTACATACTCACGTGGTCTGGTATTTTCCCCGATTATTGGAAACCTCAAAAATCCCAAAAAACGGGGAAAAAAAAATTTTTTTTTTCCAAAAAAAAAACGGAAAAAACAGAAAAAAAAAATTTTTTTTTCCCCGTTTTTTGAGGTTTTCGAGGTTTCCAATAATCGGGGGAAAATACCCAACTAGGTAAGTATGTAACTCAAAAAAAGTTTTTTTTTTCCTCTCTCGCTCTCTCTCTCTCTCTCTTTTTTTTTTTCGTTCCTCAAACAACAAGAAATGGGACGAACCAAGAAGGCTGAAGAGAAGAACGCCGTCTTTAAGGCAAAGACACACCAGACGAAGAAGCCCGGGAAGGACAAGGAGCAGAACGGAAAGGTTCAGTTCTGGAAGCTTAAGCCTGCGAAGGACCACCCTTATGCAAGACTTTCAAACTTTTTTCTGAGTCCCCTTACTTTTGACGGGAACACGCACACGTCTTCTGAGGGTGCATATCAGCGCGCGAAGTTCGTTTACGAAGGTGCTCCGGAAATCAACTCCGAATTTGTGAAAGAGTTGGGAAAGATCCCGACAGCTGGGGCTCTCAAGCACGCGGCTTCTCTGAAAGAAACCGGAAGGTTTCCTTGGCACAAGAAGATCTCGGACCAGTTCTCTCGTTTTCGGGGACTGGTCAAGATCAACCCAGACTGGGACAACATCAGGGTCGACAAAATGAGGGAGATCGTTCAAGCGAGGTTTGACCAGCAACCGGAGTTTCGCCGACTTCTCCTGAGCACCGGAGATCGCGAGATCGAGGAAACGAGCCCTAAGGATCCTTTTTGGGGAACCGGCAAAGATGGAAAAGGCCAAAACCAGCTTGGAAAGATCTTGATGGAAATCAGGGACAAGAATCAATAAAACCTTTTTTTTTCCAAAAAAAAAATTTCTCCCGTTTTTTGAGGTTTTTGAGGTTTCCAATAATCAGGGTTAATACCCCGACCAGGTAAGTATGTAACTCAAAAAAAAAAGTTTTTTTTTGCCTGGACTTCTCCCTTTCTCTCTTTTTTTTTTGTCTTCAAACAACAAAAAAAGTAACAAAAAAAAAATGTCTGCAGTAACAAAAAGTCTTCCAAGGGAGCAAAGGTTCCCCCGGTTTCAACCGCGAATCCGGGGGGTTGTTGGTGAAGCCAGCCAGGTCCCTCGTGAAGATAGGAACGCCTTGCGGAGATTGTGCGCGATAAATGCTTACGAACGCCGCGTGTTCCGCGACGTCACCGCAACTTCGTGTTCCGCTCAAGAAGTGGCCGAGACTATTGGTCTGGTGAAGTCCGCCCCCGAGTTTCGCGGTGTCTGCATTGAATGCAAGGAAGGGGACGCGAATGGCTACTACCTTTTCTATTTGCCCAAGGTTGATCCTACGTTCTGTCAGGTGTACATTGATGGTGCCGTTTGGAACTCAACTGGGTTTCTCCTTTGTCCCAGCTGCCTCGAAGCCGACTCGAAGGTCTGGACCTTACCCGAATTCGACAAAGAGGACGAATTCTGGAAAGTGGCTCTGAGGACGAAAGAGGACTGGGTCGAGTTTCACGCGCTTTGAAAAAAAAATTAAGTAAACTTGGGCAACCATGCCTTATTGACGAGCGGAAGCCTATTTTGCCTGAGCATGTCCACAACACCCAAAGCAAACGTGAAGGCAAAGGCCAGATCGTCCTTGGCCGTGGGGTCCCTCTTCCCCTGACGGTCAGCAACACCCGTGAACCCGCGCTTGGTGTTGGCAAGTGCTGCGACGGTCGAGGTCTCGAGTTTCTTGTAGCGCAGGAGTTGCTCCCGGAGCTTATTCTTGATGAATTCGGCTCTCACCTCGGGGGCAATAGGACGCCCCTGGTCGTTGAGCATGTGTTCATTGGAACAGATGAGGTCCTGGGCAATCTCAATCGAGCCGCGGACAACGTGCTCCCTCGCGGCCGCAGCATACCGCGGCTTGTTCCACTGGTTGGTGCGGATGCCGATGCGATCAATGCTCTTGTCGCAGATCGCGTGCACATTGTTCAGCTTGCGAATATTGTGGAACAAATTGCCCGCCTCGTGTGCCATGTTGTCCTCAATGGCCACAAGGATGGTCGCTCGTTTTCCATATTTTGTTCTTCGGATAGCAAGAATAAGGTCGCGCATAAGCTTGAAGGTTTCTTCCGGGGTGTTGCACTAAGGGGGTTTTTTTTCAAAAAAAAAAAAGAAACAGGTGTGTTAGCAAAAAAAAACATTTTCATAACTAAAGTTTTTTTTTCTTCCCAAAAAAAAAAAAGAAAAGAAGAAAAACTTAACGGCATGAGTTTCCAATCCCAGGAGCTGGTGAGCAAATATTTACAAGAAGTCAGCAATCGACGAATCAAGGACGGTGTGTGGGATTTTTTGCATGAGAAGGACAGTCCGAAGACGGGAGGATGGGTCCAGGGGGCCATTAATTGCATCCTGGAGGACTTCTCAGAACAGAGGGCACCCGACGGAACAGTTCTCAAGCAGGGGCTGCTCAAGGAAAGCGAGATTGCCCTGTTACACAAGCTTGCGGCCGGCCCTTACGGACACTTTCACTATGCATTGTGGGTAGTGTGTCTCGTTCACTACCAAAACATGGTCCACTTCTTCACAGCGAAAAACAGCTGTGTGCCAAGTGTGGACCGCGAGCTGCTTGAGCGCTTTTTGGTCCATCGGGTGCCTCCTCTTGTCCAGGAGTGGTTGGAGGGGGTTTACATAGACACAAGGTCGTGGGTGAGGCATATGCGGATGGATTACTCCGCCTCGGTCCCTTGCAATTCACACTTACCACTGTCGAATCCCACTGCATTCCGATTGCAACAATAGCCATCTCTGAGCAGGTCTTGGAGTCGCCCCCATTCGGGTCGATCGCCAGGAGGATGGTGTCCGCGGCCTGGCCCGGTTTGGGGACAAACAGTTCGCGTTCGTACCACCGGTCGATGAACTTCTTTTCGATGAAGCTGTTCCCCTCGTCGATAATCACACCCATATTCTCACGAACAATGGTGGTGACCTGGTCAGACAACATCATGTCCATGATGTCCTGCTTATCTCGGGACTTCCAGGGCGGCAGGTACTTCATCCTGTGTCGGCACAGATGGGCCCTATTGTTCTTCTTGCATCGCTCGCATGCGAGCTCCATGACCGCCGTCAGAAAGATCGGCTCTCCTGTTCTGGGGTGCCGCTTGGTCAGAAGTTTCGAGAAGAAGTTCGCAGAGTCGAGTGGGGTGCTAATTCCGATGACGACAGCACTCTCCCTGCCAAACAGCGGGATGACGACGTCCTGCCAGACGGCAATGGGCATGAAGGCCCATTCTTCGCAGATAATCAGATCCGCATTAATTCCTCGAAGACTTTTTTAAATAATAATAATAATAAAAAGAAAGAAGGTGGGGTCAGCACTGTACACACATGTGTGTGTGTGTGTGGAAAAAAAAAGAGAAAGATGTTGGTCTCTGGGGAAAAAAGTTTTTTTTTTAGTAAGAAATCGCAAACACGAGAACACAAAGGAGTCCAACGAGCAATCCAACCATCCCAAGACCCGCCGCACTCACACTCGCAGTCTCTGATGAGTCACTGGGCACGGTTCCATCCGCGGATCCCGTAGTGGACCCCGTAGTGGATCCAGTAGTGGATCCAGTAGTGGATCCAGTAGTGGATCCAGTAGTGGATCCCGTAGTTCCCGTAGTGGACCCCGTAGTTCCTGTGGAACCTGTGGATCCCGTGGATCCTGTGGATCCCGTGGATCCTGTGGATCCTGTGGATCCTGTGGATCCCGTGGTCCCAGTTGTGTATCCGGCTAAAGCAGGGCAAAAAGAGTTCGAGACGGGCCCAAAACCTAAAGGAGAGAACCCGGCGCAGCACGATTGTGACGTGACGCTGGTCATTGGGGGGGCACCAAAAGGATATGTGAGGGGGTCGAGCAGGTAACGACAGCAGACAAGTTGGGTGCCTGTCGTGCACGGTCCAAAAGTCTCAACCGAGCTTGTGCTGTTAAGTGTGTCACATATACTGACTCCTTTGAAACAGGGTTCAGAATCTGGGAAATCCCCAGGCAGCCAAAATGCACAACAATCCGGTGTCGCGATCTGTGCCATGGCATCATTGGCACACAAGAGAAGACAGAATAAAAAAAAGTGAGACCACATTTTTTTTGTCCTTTTTTTTTTCGAACGCGTGCGTATGTATGGTTTGTTGTCTAATGAGTTTTTTTTTAAGGTTTGCGTATATTGTTTTTTTTTTCACTTCATCAGCTAAACATGATGAATGCAATAGTAGCAATAAAAACCACACCAATTCCCAAGCAGATGAGCAAGATCGCCCACCACTCAAGCACCACCGGCGAGCTCTCTTCATCGGCAGCGGGAGAGGAGGCGGTTCCCGTGGTGGAAATTGGTTCAATGGCGGAACACTGGGTCGAGTTGACAGTGCCCCCAAAAGAGGCACAGCACGCCTCTGTGGTGAGGTAAGAAGTGGTCACATTGGGTTCAGAGGGGGTCACGCAGCACACAATCGAAGCTTCACTGAGGCAAACAGTGTTGATGAGGGTCGTAGTCTCGTTGGTCGGGGCACAAGAAGAGCTGTTCTGGACACAGGGATCGGATGAGGGCCAGGTGTTCTCGGGCCAAAATTGGCAGCAGTCGTTTTCCAAGAAGCATTCCGAGGAGCAATTGTCGCCTCCCACAATGTTTCCATCGTCGCACTCTTCGCCGAGCGTCGTGTTCAGAATTCCATCTCCGCATTCAGCCGAAACTGCCCTTGTCGTAGCAAGTGCCAGAAGAAGAAACAGGACAATTTTTGAGAGCATCTTTTTTTTTTCTCTATTGAGGTGGTTGAACAAAAAAAAAATGATTATCACGAATGATAATTATTTTTTTTTTTAATTTTTTTTTTCTCAGTGTACGAACCTGTTGCGAAGATTGGGGTTGGATGACTGTGGGAACTTGGCAGCAGCAGTGGTCTCAAAGGCTCGACCGAGACGGTACATCGACTCTTCGATGGGAGTGTTTTCTGTCATGCCTCGGCACCACTTTACGAGCACCACAATAACTTTCCAAGAGAGAATGATAACGGCGATGCAGAAAGTGATAATCACAAAGACAAATTGCACCTTCTGGTCCGTCGAGTTGATGACGTTCTTCTCTCCTGAATCGCACTCGGCGGCGACCTCTTCGACCGTAATGGCCGACGTGATCTCCTCGTCGCAATATCCGGGACCAACACCGAATCCGTTGTTGTAGTTGGCAATGTAGGACGCTAGGGAAAGGAGACGGCGACGGTTGGCCCCAGAGGTCGAATTGGACTCGATGGTGTCATTGAGACCGTTAATGTAAGGTCCGGCACCCTTGGCACCCGTGCCGACAATGTCAGAGCATTCGACCAACATGATAGCCTTAGCTTCAGCAATGACACTGTCGAGTGTCTCGGTGGTGCAGGCGCCCCCGCAGTTGATGTTGAGTTCGGCCGTGATGATCCTCTTGGCTGCAATGAGACAGGCATCCTTGTTGGCAGCGGTCCGCAAAACGCCCCTCCAGGTCAGCGCGGGGATCCACGGGGCATAGGGTGTCTTCTCGAGGGTCGCATTACAAACACCCGGGACAAAAACAGTTCCCGAACAGTTAATGTTCTGCTGAGCATCGACCCACTCCAAGTCGCAGACGGAGGCCCACTGGCTCATGGAAGTGTCGTTTGACTTTGCGTTCAGGCTGTTCTTGTTCCAGTAATTCTGGGATCGCGTGCACTCGCCCACACACGTGTCTCCAAGGCACTCCTCGGTAACCGCGCGACAGGGGCGCGCGGTGGTGTTGTCGTTCTTGTTCTCACAGTGGTAAGGACCATACTTGAGCTCACAGCCCGTCGAGGTGTACTCCTGTTCTCCATTGTTGTACCCCAAAAGAACGCTGTAAGCGGCCATCAGATCATCGCTGGGGTCGTAGTTACCGGTGGGGTCGGTCTGGCAGTCCGTTCCGAACAAAAAAGTGGCCATCAGTTGCATGGAGTCAAAGAGGGTGCTGTTGATTCCTCCGGAGCCATAGCAGGCGCCATAGCACATGTTGAGAAGAACGGAAATGTACTGGCGGCCGTAGACGTAGCAAATGCCGTTTTGTGTGGCAGTGCTTTGCATCACATCGATGGGAAAGGCGTCGTAGCCAAAAAAGCCCTGAGCGGAAATCGGAACATTGTTGATATACAAGAAGTATCCAGATTCGTCAAACCGATAATTCGTAATGGTCGAAAAGTTCAACGGCCCCCCGAAAAAAACGTCAGGGCAATCCCGAAATTGCTCAAAGCCGGGCTTTGGAATCGTCCCGGGCCATTTAATGTCAGTCTCGGGCGTTCTCCCATACGTGTTGTGAGTGGCCCAGTAACTTGCCGTCAACGTGCACCCACTAGTCAATGTGAAATTGGCGGTGTCGCAGTCCTTGCCGGGGTAAATGACATTGAAAATGTCTTCAAGTGTGATCGCGCTAACACTCGTCGCGGCGCACGCCACAAGAGCACACAGCAGCACGATTGTGCGTTGCATTTTTTGTTTTTTTCCTTTCCAAACAAACAAAAAAAACAAACCCTGTGAATGTGCGACTTTATTTTTTTTTTCCAAAAAAACACTCACACCTCAACTTTTTCTTGATATCAAAAAAAAAATGGCATCAAACACAAAACCTGTGCACAGCATGGTGGATCTAGAGACACTGGACACCGAACCTAACTCGGCAATCCTTTCGGTGGGTGCCTTGGCCTTCACCCTGGAGGGTGGGAGGATCGCGAAGATTGAAACCTTTCATATGAAAGTGGACCCCAAATACTACGACACGGACACCCACGGCTTTTCGATTAGTGAGGCGACCTTGGCCTGGTGGAAGGAACGGCCGAATTACGAGGATGCCTTTTCCGGGACCCACGATCTCCCAACGGTCTTACTGGCGTTCTGCAAGTGGTGGACGGACAACTTTGACCGTAAGAGGACGCAGATTTGGGCCCAAGGAGCAGACTTTGATTTTCCTATTTTGAAGAATGCCCTGAAGAAATTTGGCATGGAGGTTCCTTGGGATTACTGGAACCAGCGGGACACGCGAACGCTCTATTCGCTTGTTGTGGGTGTTCGAAGACTGCCTATTGCGCATGACGCGCTGGGCGATTGCATAAATCAAGTTTTACAAGTGTGTGACGCCTATAAGCGCCTCAAGAAGAAGTGATGAACCTGTCTCTCAATTGGAACGCAATTGTGGGAATCCTGATACTTTACATGGTGTACCGCATGTTCAAAAAGGCATATGTCATTACGCCTCTGCCCAACAAGGTGAAGTTGCCGCTCTTGATCATTTTCACGGCTTTCCTGGTGAAAAACGCGGCGGAGGGCGTGTAACGCGTCTCCGCGACATTCCCGATGCATCAACTCCATATTTGGTGTCCTCCAACAGGTGCTTCACTTCGCGAGAAAACATCTTCTCTCGTTTGACTTTGACTTTGACTTTCTTTTTCTCAATGACCTTTTTCAGAATAGACTTCTTGGGCTGCTTTTTAAGTTGCGCATCAACCAATGCCTCCTTTCTTTCCTCTTCAATCCTGCCGGCCAACTTCAACAGAGATTCAATATGGGCAAATTCAAAAGAGGGGAATTGGGGTCCAAGTCCGCACGTGATGTATGCCTCGTTTGATATACGCTTTGGCGCGTGAATGTCACTGCTGCATAATGTAGAAAACAGCAGCGTAGCAATAGGGTTCAGTTGGCCCAAAACAGGAGAAAACTTCATGTAAAACTTCATACCATTATCACCCTCACGAACAAAAATGGTATTAAGTTGGTCGAACGAACATGTTTCAACTGAACCTTTTTCAACATACCCGTCGGTATGTAATACCCACACTGGGGAAAAAAAAAGAGGTTCGGTTTCCATTTTTTTTTGGGGTATCCTGTGTTTTTTTTTTTTGTTTTTTGTTTTTTTTTGACGGCCTCGCAGACACACACACACACACACACACACACACACAAACAAACAAACAAAAAATTTTTTTCAACGACTTTGTTGCTAGTGGCGAGTTAAGACATTTAAGGATGTCTTCTTCTTCGAGCCCCCCTGTTCGCCTGGAGGAACCCTTTTCTTCTTCGCTTGGCGAAAGTCTTTTTGCCGGACACTACGAAAACGACGAAGACAATATGGACGATGTGGATGTGGATGCTGCTTCAAGCACTGCCAAGCAACCAGTTCGGTTTTCGTCTCCTTCTCCGTCTCCTGCCCAGCGCCCAACTGTGGGCAACAAGGGAGTTTCAAGGGCTGGACCACCACCGCTCCGTGTCCCGCCGCCACCAACCAAGCCTGTCGTTTCCGAGGAACGAGTTTCCAAAGAAGAATCACAGTTGTTCCGTGATATTCTCGATGTTCTGCTAAAGGCTAAAGAAAAAGTCGTCATGAAAAACTTCTGGGATATCATGCGCCACATTTTCGATCTTTGCCGCCCGACCGAGAACGCCCCTGTCAAGGATTCAAAAGGTGGGAGGATGGTCCTCATCAACAATGTTGTCCCTAACCTGACCGAGCTCAAGGCCCAATTGATCTCAAGCCGCACTGAGATTGGCTTCTTGGGCTGGCTGGGAGAAGTTGTGCGATTGCTCCCGCCACAACATCGAGAGACTGCTCGCAACATGTGCACTGTTGAGGCCTTCACGAAGAAGAAGAAGCCCGGTGGCCCCAAGTCGAGCGCGAAGAGCCCCAAGCCCCGCGACGAAGAAGAAGAAGAGGAAAAGGCTGATTCTTCCGATGATGACGACGATGATTCCTCTGGAGAAGAAGAGGAGCTTGTGTCCGAAGCTGCAATGGCCAAGCCCAATCCCAAGCCTAAGCCTGCCCCCACGCCTCCTCCGAAAGTGGCCGTTTCTAAGAAGAGGACCGCAGAAGCACCGCCTGCCGATGTTCCTCCGCCTCCGCAAAAAGTTCAAAGGACCCCTTCTTCCTCCTCGTCGTCGTCGTCGAGTGATGACGATTGGTTGAAAAAGCTGTTTGATGAGATCGGGAACAAGTTCCAGGGCATGAAGCAAACTCTCTCTGCACTGGAACAGGAGAACCATGATCTGGAGCACGGAGCGGGCCCCCTGCAAGCTGAAAACAAGAAGCTTAAGGCCAAGAACAAGAAGCTGAGTGCCATGATCAAGGTTTTCATGGAGTCCGAAGAAAACGCGGATTAAAATTTTTTTTTTAAAAAAAAATAAATTAATTAATTCTATTTTTACCTTCTTCAGACTAACAACTTTCTCACACACAACACAGCACACACCAAAAAAAATGCGAAGTTTGTGCGTGGCGCTTTTGCTTTTCTTTGGGTCATTAGGAGTCATTTCAGTGATTCTTTTGTTGATCCCGGCAGCCGAGCACACTATGAAACGGGAAGATGTCGACGTTTTGAACATTTCGAGGGCAGGCCTGACACGACTAGGCGGAGTTAGTTCTAATATTTACAAGGGGCTTGAAGAAAACGGTGAAGTGGTGTTTTATGTGGTTCACGACCCCAACGAAGGGGAGGGCGAAAGGACTGCATCGGTGTCGACGGAGACCTGTTGCTCCTTCTTTGGGGATGGGATCCACTGGCTGGACCGCAACATGCCCATGAAGGTTTATCAGTCCTCGCTGGCGCGCGATTACATGTCTCAGATTGAGGCACTGTGGCGACAGCGGACCGCAATTGATCTGATTGGGACCGTCACACAGAGCAATGTCCCCTACACAGAGCAAGAGATTCTGGCTTCGAGGTCCAACGGCATCAACACGGTGGGTTACAAAATTCTGGTCGGGGACTTTGCCAACGCGCTCGCCATTGCGAGGATAGTGGTCGCGTCGGGGGACCAGCACATTACGCATTGTTCCATCTCGGTCAATGCTGACATTGGAAACATCTGCGACGCGACACACAATGCTTCGTGCTACGACCTCAAGTCGATCCTCAACCACGAGTTCGGCCACTGCTTTGGACTCATGGATGAATATGCTAGCGAGTGTGCCCTCTATCTCATGTACGGCAGCTTGGCACCGGGGAACATTAGGAAGCGCTCTTTAGACGACGTCACGCAGCGTTGCGCGGTAGCACTTTACAATGGTTTGCCAGAGGAGGGTGAACCTGTTTCAAGTGGGTCTTCAAGGTTGAGATTCTCCCCTTTTTTTTAATTCTTTATTCTTCGGAACGAGCACGCTTAAGAGGTCGTGAGCCTTCCACGGACTCAGAATCGGCCGAGTCTCCAGCCTTCTGAGGCAAGGTCCAGCTGGCGAGCAGCGGGGAAATCTTTCGCGCGGCGTAGATTCCACAAGCAGCTTGGCCAAGAGCACTGGGGGCTCCGAAGTAGAACTTCTCCAAGCGTGGCAATTGAAAGAAAAAGACGTCGGCCTCGAAAGACGGAGTAGCTTCAACACACTCGCCCAACCACTCAAGCACGACCAATTGCATCTTCGGGTTAGCAACCTGGAGGACCAAACAGACAAGATAACCGAAATCCTTCACGGGGTCTTCCGTAGGAGCGTGCGAGCCAGTCCGCTTGTAAAATTCAACCAACCACGACCGGTCGTAATCGTCTTCTTCGTCTTCGTCTTCTTCGTCTTCTTCGTCGGCTTTCGCGCAACCCGTCGCAACTTCAAACGCCTTGCGGTGGCGTTCCTCCGAATAAGAGCGCGACTCTTCAAACTTGTCAGGGTTGAACCAAAGCCAGCAAGGTGCTCCAGTGTCCGGGCAAGGAGCAAGGTCTTCGTCTTCGTCTTCAGCCTTGAATTCAAACTTCCCAGTGGCAGGGCAGCAAACAAGACTCCAGAAGCTTCTCAAAACTCGGAACGTAGGTGACAGGTTCAGGTTGTCTTCCGGGCGCGTCTCCAGCACCTGAAGATCGTTGAAAAGACAGCGTAGCTTCCACAACTGGTCAGATTCGATTTTGATTCCCAGGTCGACCATCGCTTCTTCGTAATTGCCCCACTCTTCTTCGAACGCATCTTCGTCTTGGTTCTTGGGCTTGGTAGCAGGGGGGCGAGAAAGAGCCATTTTTTTTTCTTGCTTGTTTTTGTTTCTTGTTGTTGTTGTCTGATTTCACTTTTTACGCTCAGTTTGACCGAAGTGGGGGAAAAAAAGAAAAAAAAGGAAGGAATACAAAAAGAAGAAGGAACGGTATTCAATACGCTCATATTTTTTTTGTATTTTTATTTTTATTTTTAGTTCAGTTCAAATAAAAGAGGCAATGCGGGCCAAGATGTCACATGGGATGTCTCCACTGATCCCATCAGCAGTTTCTTTGCAGATCCTCGACTCGAGACAAAACACAAAACACCGCAAGCCGGTGACATAATTGGCCCAATCAAGCTTCAACTTTGTGGCAATTTCGCGTCGACCGAGGCCATAAAACTGCCACAGCCGGGGTCGGTCGAGGTCGAACGACGCACTCAGGTCCATAATGACTTCCGTCAATTCTTGACACTTTCCAAGTCTGCGAGGAAGCTCTTGGATGTTGGAACGCCAAAGGTCGATAGATTGCAATTGCTGACAGTCTCCAATCTCAGGCGGCAAACGCGAAATGCCGGAATGGCTAAGAGAAAGACGCTGCCCTTTCCATTGTCCAATTTCAGTCGGAAGTACCGTTACGTTTTCGGCTCGATACAGCCAAATCATTTCAAACAAGCGACAACGAAACAAGATCGCGGGTAACGACCCTAGGTGGCGACAGGTTAATGAAAGGAGCGCCCCGCTACTGTCTTTACCCACCCGGTTGATGTCCTCAAAAATGGCTTCAAGCGGGGGACGAGGTTCGTAAGTCGGGAAACCGGTCGGGGTACACTCACTAACAATGTGTGGCGACCATGTGTCGGGATCAAAAAGGACTTCTCTAACTCGTTCGCGTTCTCGATCCAATGCAGACAAATTCCTCCAGTCAACCCGGCCATTTTCTTCTTCGTCTTCAACTCGTTGCTTCTTTTCGTCGGGCCTGCCTTCAAGCGGGCCTTCGGCCCGGCGCTTTTTTTCTTCCATTCTTCTTCTTCCTGTTTGATTCCACTTTTCAAGTTCGGTTTGACCGAAAGGAAAAAAAATGTCCCTCCTAACGGAACGCGAAGAAAAGGAAATACTCATCGCTCAAGTATGTAGCGAGCATGGCCCACGCATCATGGAGTTCAAGATCGCGATCCTCGTTTTTGAAGAATATTTCTGCGAAGAACACCAAAAGATGTTCTTATCGCTTTCTCTGGAATGCTTATTGACAAGAGCAAAGAAGGACATTGTGGATGCCATGATGCCAGTGTTGGATGTGGATTTTGACCCTAATTTTTATTGCGCTTCAGACCGAAAGTGGGAAAAGAATTACGACCACCTTCTGGACAATTACGCTTCAATTAGTCATAAGCCCTGTCCGAGTTCGCAACGCATGCGAATGGTTGCGAAGGCACGGAGGCTTGCGTCAGAAAGTTTTTTGAAAAAGGAATGAGTGAACTAACTTCTTCAGTTCAAGGGGAAGATCTCCCAACCTATCATAAGGCTTCTCGGGGTCCCTGTCCTCCACTGGGAAAAGGGCTTGGCAGAAATTCGAAACGGTGGAATTCCAAGAGTTCCACTCGCGTCTCAGTTTCGATGCGATCCGATCCGAAAAAAGACCTAAAAATTTCCTTAAACCTTCCCGTTCTGTGCACATGTCGATGCCGAGAAAGACATGGGTCAAAGGACACTTGCCGAGTTCAAGGGGTAGCTCAGTGATCCGCGTGCCGCAAAGGTTAATACAGGTCAACTTTTTGCAATTCCCAATCTCTCGCGGAAGGCTTTCGATTTCAGAATTCTCAAGAGAAAGATAGGTACCCTCCTCCCACATTCCAATTTCGATGGGTAGCTCCACCAGAGACTTACAAGAAATCAAAGAAACTCTCAAGAACATCCCACAGAGAAAAACGATCGGCGGCAAAGAGATAATTTGACAGCTGGCAAGCAGCAACCTTTCATCTCGGAAATTGAGGGAGTAACAAACCTCTTCAATGCATTCATTCAGGCGATCATTAAAGGAGGGAGAAATATAGCTTTCGCCAGAAAAGCAAGACACCCAAGTGTCCGGGTGGGCCAAGAGTCTCCTCATTCTCGATTTATGTGCGAGTTCAAGACGCGGTCGCTTTTCGTCGGGTAAGTCTTCGGGCGGGCCTTCGGCCGCGCGCTTAGAACTCATTTTCCTTCTTTTTGTGTGTTTTGATCAAAAAAAAATGGACAACGAGGAAAAAAGTCCGATCCAAAAGAAATGCGTTAAGTGCCATACCCACCCACCCGATACGGTTGCGCGATGTGGACACCTCTGTATGTGCAATGGATGCGCTCAACTGAACGACGAATGTCCCGAGTGTGGAAAGAAATACGTCAAGGCTCGTCTTCGAAAAATATACTTTTAGTGTTTTCTGCTTCTCAATCTAGACCCTTCGACTCTCCAACGTTCTCCAAGGTCCAAATGACGTGTTTCCCTAGTCCTCCGTGGGGCTGGAGCCGAGCATGGAGCTCGTTCTTCTTCTGTCACTGGGATCGGGAAAAAGGGTCTTAGGAGCTCTTCGTCCGTCATCCATCGACGACGGCTCTTAAGTAAGGAAAACTGTGTTGCTCGTCTTTTCCTTTCTTTTTGAATTCGGTCGAACTTAAAACAGCACTCACCAGTTCCGTAATGTTGAGGCATCGTTTTTTTTTTGTTTTGTTTTTGGGTTTGACGAGGAGGGGGAAAAAAAAATAAAAAAAAATTTTTTTTTTCACCCGTTTTTTGGACTTTTTGAGGTTTCCAATAATGGTCTAAGTACTAACCTACTAACTCAAATATCTCCCCAAAAAAATTTTTTTTCCGAGTTACATACTTACATGGTCGGGTATCAGACCTCATTATTGGAAACCTCAAAAAGTCCAAAAAACGGGTGAAAAAAATTTTTTTTTAAATGATCATACTCGAACAGGACGAGTGTCGAGGTTTAAGTTTCCCAAGTGGAACAGTAATCTACATTAGAGGATATTGGTCGATAGAATTTAAAGTGAATTGCGTGAATGTCTTGAGGGAGATGGGTGTCATTGTAAGGGCCGGATAGCCCAACACTTCTTTAAAGTTCAGCCTGGGCCTGTAGCCCCTATCCAACCTCTGATTTGCTGTGTAAAACGGTCGTCTCTGGCCCGCCGTGTCTTGGAAGATGGCGAGTTCCCAACAAACAACAACAAAAGTGAAACCTCCAACAAACACCACAAGAAAAAATCGAGAGGAATGGTAATTCCGAGGAGATACAGAACCCAAAAACAGAGTGATGCCAAACTACAAAATATTAACACTCTAAACGTTCGATGCTCAACCATGCCTCCCTCGTCCGCACACTTCCAGCACACTTCTGAAGCCGGTCCAGTGGTCATCCCAGTGGTCGCATGGAAAAGATGATCGTTGCAGCACTTTCTATCGCATCGACCACACTTCTGCGTTGTGAACGCGTCACATTCAAAACAACGTTTCACCATTTTTTTTTTTGAAAAATGAAAAAAAAAACGAGTTACATGCTTACATACTTACATAGTCGGGTATCAGACCCCATTATTGGAAACCTCAAAAAGTCCAAAAAACGGGGAAAAAAATTTTTTTTTTCCAAAAAAAAAGATGTCCATCGCGGAGTTGAACACAGACGTTGCCCTTTTCAAGCGAAGTCGCGCTAAAGTGACCGAGGTCACTGATACTGTGAATGAAGACAGGGAATTATCGCCTGAAGATGTTACTGGCATTCACGAACAATTGGGCTTCCCTGAACCTCCCAGTTCCACGGCCAAGGAAGACCCTGATTACCCCAAAGACTTGAAAGTCGCGGAACTTATTTGTCTAATGATTGCGATTGTCGGAATTGTTTTTCTGTGCGGAAGATTGTTCATGTACTTGGTTCAGTGATCGAATTAAAAATAAAAAAAAATAAATAAATGAATAAAAACAGAGCTATTTTTGCAGAAAAAAAAAGAAAAAGAAAGAAAAAGAAAAATGTCTTACAAGAAATTGTCTGAATGGGGCGCTCGACGCGTGGGCCCGTTTGGAGGTTCCAACTGGATGTATCCCTATGAAGTCCCAGAGGGTGCGCATGTCTTGCCTGCGAGCGACAAGGCTTCCGGCCACTGGGGCGGCGGCTGGCGCAACTTCTTCGGCTCCTGCATGGCGACCTTTGTGGGTGTTACGGTGTTCATTGTGCTTCTCGGATTTGCTGCCACCACCTTCTCGTCGGTTTGCACTATCGCGGCGGACGGAACCTGCAGTGCTGGTTGCGACTGTGTGACGGTTGACATCGAGAAGACGGATCCCGGCACCTACCGCGAGTACTCCAAGATTGACATTGTGGCCCTCATGTTGATTGTCGGAGTCCTCCGCTTCTCGGCGGACATGTTTATGAGCCGCTTCTCGACCGGCACCCTCGACTGGATCACGACCGTCGCCCTCGTCATCAAGAACTACCTCATCGGTGACCACGTCAACTACTACACGACCTTCTTGGGCGAGAGTCTTGGTCACATTTTGGGAGGTCTTGTGGGTGTGCTCATCCTATGGGGCTGGAACGAGGACGTTGATGCCATCGCCTTTGCCGAACTTACCCGTCACAGCTCTGGCGACCGCATCTTCCGCGCTTACATGAGTTTGACCATGATTGTCTTTGTGGGTACCCTGACCCTGCTCTGGAGCCGCTACAAGTACATGTACTCGGACCTCGCTCACCATCTTCGCGGAAGCAATAAGGGTGATCTTAGCTATGACATCGACAGTAACGAAAAGGTTATGTCGTTCGTCAAGTTCATGCCCCTGTGGCCCGAGATCAAGCACCAGATTGAGCACGCCTCCATCAACGCCATTGCCTGGACTGCCCTCACCGGCACCACGTGCCTCTACGTTGGCCCGGCCCCGCTCATCTTCTGGCAGACGTTCTTCGCCATGTGCCTCCGCGGGTTCACTTCGAACGTCACGGACAACTACTATGGCCTGTTCCTCGGGTTCCCCTTCCTCCGCCTTGTTGTCCCCTTTTTCATGTGGTTGGTCTTGTGGTCTCTCAAGGGACTCCCGAGTCGCGCGTGGATGAAGAAGGAGTAAAAAAAAAGAAAAACTTTATTCCCTCTCCCCCCTTTTTTTTTAATAAAAACGAAGTTTTGTTTTTCTTCACTCATCGAGAACAGGAATTCCTTCAAGGAGTTCGAGCATTGTTGCAGCATTGGGCCTTTGTTCGGGATGCAAGAATGACTGTGAAATGATAGCAGAAAAGGGTGTGTAGTTATCGGCTTCGTCCGCGTCTGCTGCTGCAATCTCAACGGCGGAGAATGCCACGCTCTGAAATCGGGCCCAGTTCGATTGAACTGGGCTGTAATTCGTTGACAATGCGTCCAGGATTTCTTCCCCTACAATCCCTTCTAATTCGGCCATTTTTTCGGCTAGCGCCCCCGGTTGCATCCCACAAACAAACTCCACAATGGTCATGCCTAGCGCCCAGACATCGGCGCCATAGTGAAGGTCGATGTCAACCGGATCTCTTTCCTTTTCGCTGTTGACGTATTCGCGAGCGATTTCCGGAGACTGGTAGTAATATGTTCCTCCTTCAACATCGGTGTCTCTGCATGTTCGTTCTTGTCTCAGAATGCGCTCAGTGTTAAACTCTGACAAATCCTGTTCGACAAAGCAGCTTAATCCGAGATCGACGATAACGGCGCGCCCATAGGGGCTGCCATCACTCGCTCGTTCAAGCATGACATTGCCCCCCTTGATGTCTCGGTGAGCAACGCCCTTGCTGTGAATAAACTTCAAACCATCAAAGAGCTCTTTTGCGATCCTTTCGTAATGAGGCCACCCTTTCGTACCATCAACTCCGATAAATTTCCAAAGATCTTTTCCATTGATGAGCTCAGATAGGATCATCGCCCTTGGTTTGTTTGCATTGCCGCCAAAGGACGTCCAGTTTAGTGAAGACGCAATGTAGCCAGCCACATGTTTGTTCTCGAAGGTGCCATCACTAAGCCTTGGGTTCACGGAAGCCAGCAAAATAAGCTCATCTCGAACACTGTCGACCTTTTCAAAAAGATCCTTTGCCGAAGCAATCTTGGTCCTCTTGAGTTCCTTGAGAGCAAGCTCTTCTCCAGTGGGCTCGTAAACGACTCTGTAAACCGTGCCGTAGGTTCCAAAACCGAGAGTGGCTTGTTTTGTTAGCTTTTCCAATTTGAACCCGAGTGGATTGTAGAGCCGTCTTTCCGCCTTCCAGAATCGCAGTATAGCTTCCAGCATTGATTCGGTGGTTCCAGGTGGTTCCGTATTAGGAAATAATTGCGCATACAGTTCTATGGCCAGCCAGTCTATATGTTCATATTCAGAGAGAAGCGAGTAATAATGAGGGGAGAAATTTAGAATCTCCCAAAAAATCTCTTTCTTCGTTTTCTGGGTCTTTTCGAGCACCGCAATGCGGCTTGCCATTTCAATTGCAGCGGGTCGCTCGTCAGGAGATGAAGCGCCCTCGGCGAGGAACTCGATGACTTCAGCGAGTTGTGGGTCGACATTTCTCATATCTTCGCCCGTTGTGTCCTTTTTGTACTTTGCAAAGGTTGCATCCAACAGTCCTTGCTTTCCAACATCCCAGAGGTCCGGCTGATCAACACTTATGGCGTAAAAATTTCCAACCATGTTGAGCCTGAAATCCCCAAAGTTCCATTCCCCGATAATCCCCTTTGAGAGCGCAGGGAATTGGTCGTAATACCAAAAATCGGCAAAAACTTCAAACAGTGTCAATGTTGCCGCCCAGACATCATTGCCGAATTTTAATTCAACTGAAGAATTTCTGGTCTCTGTCGACGCATAGACCATTTCAGGCGCAAAGTAAAGGTATGTTCCTGCCCACTTTTTTGTGTTGCATGTATACTTCCCCCCCAAGTAAGGGTTGACGCTGTTGGCCATTTCATGCTCGACAAAACAAGCCAATCCAAGGTCCACGATGACCACTCTGCCATAGCGGCCACCATCGCTCGCTTGCTCGACCATGATATTTGCCGGCTTGATGTCGCCGTGTGCCACACCTTTGCTGTGAATAAAAGCAAGCCCGTCAAACATTTCTCTTGCTATCCGGGTAGCATGCAACCAGATCTCGGGTAATTGGATCTTATTAATTTCTTCTCCATTAATGAACTCGGATAAAATAGCGGAACCCACAGTGTAGTCCGCTCTTTTCCAAGTTGTTGAGGCTCCAAAAAAACCGACAACATTTCTGTTTTCAAATCTGAAATCACCGTCCCCCGTAGGAATTGCAGGGTTCACCGATGAAAGCATCACTAGCTCACGAATCACCGAGTCGTTTCTAATGTCTGAATTATTAAATTCTTTTAGGGCAAATATTTTGCCCGTTTCCTTGTCAGTGATCCGATAGACATTTCCAAATGCGCCTCTACCGACATATTTTTTGTTATCGATATCCAGGTTAACTATGTCCACTGCGAAAGAATCGTAGAGGGCATCCGTCGCCCCTTGAAAGGCCATGGAATCATCATCGGCCATTTCCGTTACTCGGTCGATTGCTTTGTAAGGGTAGACCGGTTCCCCCCGTTTGCCTGCCCGATCTCCTGTTACACCATTCTTGTACATCTGCGGCCTTTTCCTAGTCACAGTCTTTGGTCCCGCCAAAGGCTCGCTGAGCAAAAGCACAGCTTGAGCCACGTCTCCATTTGTCAGTCTCAAGGCAGCCCTGATTTCTGCGTCAGACATATTTTTTTTTTGTGACAAGTGTCATTCTTCAAGAGGTAAGCGATTTGCATAAATTATTTTATTTTTTTTCCCCCCTTTCACCCAAACAAAAAAAAATGCAAACAAAGTCGCGCTCAAAGACAAAACGAAGGTTTCCCAAGGAGAGCCTGTCGATCTGTGTTTTACTGGGGTTGTTCGTGACCTTTGTGGCTGTCCAGTATTACATTGATAAGAGCGAACACGCCGAGAATCGCATCCATGCGGCAGAGTTAAAGCACAATTCGTGTTCTGGAAGTATCAATAGACTCTTAGTAGAAAAGTGTCACGAGGCCGACCACATTCTTTTGTATACCGATTATGAGCACGCACGCAAAAAGTTCGTCACTCGTTTCTCTCTTGAGGGCCTCGTTAAGTCGGTAGGAGATAACTTTCTCTCCTATTTTCTTTTTGGATGCACCCTTTGCATGTTGCTGGCCGCATACAAACCCATCCGTTTTTTGCTTGACAACATTGCAGACCAAACTCAGTCACTCATACCCACAAAGAAATACTCTTGAAGAGGGGAAAAAAACTTTTTCGTCCCAGGGGAAATCATAAACTAAAATTTCAAAAAAAAAACTTTTTTTTTTAAGGACGACTTTGAAAAAAAGAAGTTTCATTTGACAAGATTAATTGCAAAAAAAAACAGACCAAAAAAACAAAAACAATGGCGAAGACCTCGAAGGCCGAACAGAAGAAGGTGAAACCCCAGAAGACTGCCGATGCCTCAACGGAGGAAGTGAAGGCTGCGAAGCAAAAGCGACGATCTAAGCCCCGACCTTCGGGTGCTGTTGCCGCCAGGCGCATCCGGGAACACGACCCCAGCAAGATGCCTGTTCGTTTCCAGA